ACTCTCTGGACTCTAGTGATGTGTTCAGGCTTCGAAACCCGTCTGATTAAATCAGCCTTTTAATTATACCTCATTCTTGGTTATTGTCTAGCCCCTCCTTAGTTATTAGTTTTTGTAGCGCACTCTTGAAAAACTGATACTCTATCGCATTCCCACCAAAAACCCTTTCAGATTTTATTACATCCTCACAACTTGAAATCAAGTCTTTTATGCCGCCAACTAGAGGTCCATTATCTACGTTAAAGTGCTTGGCTATTGCTATGGCGTCTTGCTTGTTGAAGCTAAATATCTCGGGAATTAAGGTAAACTCTAGATGTATTTCGTCATCACTATGGGCAAGCAATAAAAGTTGGCCATCACTCCATTTATGGTTTTCTATGCTCATTGTTTGGGCACCCCTATAAGCTTAATTAATACGTTAAATATGTAGGCTATCAGCATTAAACCTAAAGGTATGATAACCAACCCTACAAGCGCACCAAAAAATACCCCAGCATCGCCGGTCACAACTTCAACAATGGCGGCGACAATCATAACAAATATAGTCATAAACAAAGCTGAGTAAGCGTGGGCGTCTCTATTGATTTCAATAACTGCCCTTTTAATATCGCCGGATACAATTTCTTTTAGCTGACTCATCTACTTACCCTCACGTTCAATCACTATTCGATTAGGCCGCTTTCCCTTGTGTGGGATATCCTGGCCATGCTCGACGCTGGTTGATTTAACTTGCTGGTTGAATTCGCTTTGGCATGTTTTAATGCCTGACTCTGTTTTTTGCTGAGAATACACCCCGAAAACAAAACCAAAGCAAAAGGTCACAACCGCATAAAAGGTTACACCTACAATTAACTTCACAATTCCTCCTTAAAATACTCAATCATGGCGTCAGCAAGCTCGAAATCGGCCTCTGATGGCGTTTTCTCTTCTAAATCGATAACTTCTACATCTTTCTCAATATCGTGCTTCTTAGGCTTGTTGTAGCTCTTTACGAGCGATTCAAGTCTAAATTTCAAAGGACAGCTTCCCTTTAAGTATTTCATCATTTAGATTGGCTGCTCCAACTTGGGGCTTGTGGATAGCTTCAAACTTATCCACAGCATCCGCAATAGTTGATTCATCTTTACGCATTTTTACAATTAGCTTGTTAAACTCGTTGACCACGCTAGGCGGAACTTGGCCTTGTAGGTGTTTAGCGACTAAATTACTTAATTCAGTTGACTGTCTCATTTTTCTAGCTACTTATTGTGTTTAATTAAATCGCCTAACTTCCAATAGTTGGCGTTGTGGTTTTGCTTGGTTATTTTTACCTTTCCATCTAAATCCCTAATTTTATAGGGTGCTGGAATAAGATGTTTTTTAGTGTATTCGGTCACAACCCAATCGCTGGAGCACTCTAAAACTCTGACCATGTCTTTAGTGGTTAGGATGGTATCTTCGCCTCTAAAGCGCCACATGGACAGGTTTAGCAATGGTTTGGTGCGTTTTTTGTAGGCTCTGGATTTTTCAATATCATTCCTGAAATTAGCCTTTTTTTTATCAGCGTCGTAAATCTCATTACCCTTCGCTAGCCACGCATCAACATCAGCTTGAAGCTTTGCGCTTTCTTCAATCTTTGGCGCGGCGATCGGAACTCTGTTTTTGCAATGTTGAATTCTGCTTTGAATTGTCCTCATGACACTAACCACCCTACAAACCATATTAAACCAAGCCCAATCAGCCAAAATAGTAAACCTATGCCAGCTAAACATAACAGGCTTACTTGACCCTCTGTTGCGTTATCTTGTTCGTTATTCATAATCTACCCCTTACTGTCATAATCTTGTTTGATTCGATGATTCTCCACTAGCCTATCAACAACCCTTCCAGCAGCCTCAGGTTGAGATTCTAGCCACTCTGATGTAGCTGGTGATACAACCATCTGGAATCGCTTTCTGCGCTCATCCTCGGTTAATCGTTTTGGCCCTCTTTTCTTTATCATTCTGACTCCTTATTAATTACTGTAGTAATAGGATAGACAAAATAATACCCACTGTCAAATTTAATTTCGAGCGGGTTTGGGTTTTGAGGTTGAGATGCTTAAATCGGCAGGCTAATTAAAACGATATCTTATTCCTAGCTGGTAGTGCGAGCTGTTCCATTTCTCATAATCTATAGTTCTTAATGTGACCTCTAAGCTATCGGTGATATTATGCCTTAGCTCTGCTGTTATGCGGCTATCGGTTATTAGCGTGTCTATTACAGCTAATTCGAGGTATGCGTTTGTGTTGTCGGATAGTTTGAAGTTCTTGCTTGCATGAACCCCATAGCCGTTGTGGGTTGTTTTTGGAAGCTCTGATAAAGGAAAGCTATCTTGATTGATATCTAGCACGTTCTCTTGAATCGATACTTGGTTGTACGAAACGCCTAGAGAAAATGAATCAAAATCATGGCCAGCCATAAAATAACCTTTTGATAGTATAGTGCTAGGGTCTTTGGTTTTCCAACCTGAGGGGAATTTGTTATTACTTTGATCGGCTTTTATGGTCGCATCTGTCGATGTGTAGCCCCACTTTAGATAGGTTTTATCTTTTAGGTATAATTTTAGCTGATAGTCTGCTCCGTTGTTTCTGTGGTATCCGTATCTGCTTGGGTCGTCAGAATCATAGTGATCTAAAGCCACCTCTAAATAGCCTTTAGCATCCCAGATAGGTATTAAATCTAAAGCCTTGAAAGCTTCATCAGAAAATCTAAATTGAATAGCGCAAACAATACTTGGAAAACATGATATATCAAAACCGGCGCTATCTCTTTCGTAAGAAATTACGCCGAATATTGCTGGTAAATACTCCTCAAATTCGTAGCCTTTCATAATTCCATAGCTATAACCAAGGCATAATTTATCAATGCAAACTCCATCTCTTTTTATTTTTCCTAAAAAATAATTAGTCTCTCCGTTCGAATTTTTAAATCGATGCAAGAAGAAGCTATCAAATTCTAATCCGATTAGGTTGTGCACTTCATTATAGCTACCATCCTCAAAATGAGTTGAAAACATACCTAGGTGAATTTGGTTTTCACATAACGTTTGCATTGAAGTTAGCAATAATAAGATTGAGATCTGTATCTTTTTCACGTTAATCATTCTGTATTAAACTTGCATTATTCCGAAAAACCAAATGTTACCAAAGTACATCTTGGTTTCGCTCGACCTGTCTGAGCCGTCGAATTTTATCAACCTGTTTGAGTTTTTTGTGTAATGAAACGCCATGTTTGTTGTTTCGGCTCCGGTGTATAGCGCCAAAGCCCCAGCATTAACATACATAAAGTTGACAACAGTTTCATTGTCGGTATTTGATTTTAATACGGGTATATATGGAGTTGTAGTGCCCCCTGCTGAGCTTGGCGTTAATCTAATATCGCTACCAAGACAAAAAGAGTGATTAAGTGTTAAGTTCCCGCCGCTATATGCTATATCGTCAAATGGGTAAGGCGCATCAGTTGTGTATATAGAGCCTTGATCTGTACCCATATTAACAGCCCAGTTTGCACCATCATATAGAACACGCCCTGCAACCGTCTTATTTATCGATGCTCTAAGCGCTATTGCGCTGGTAGACACTGATGACCCTATGACCATAGCTTGTGCGCCTGCTATTGTTTCGTCTGGGCCAACCATCATTGTTAATACTTTTGAATAGGTTTTTGTGAATGGTATGAGCAATCCATAACCTCCAGCATCGGATCTTACTGGCGTTGAATCGTCCACACCTAGCGGCTCGTGTGTGCCGTCTTTTATCCACTCCCAAACATCGGCACCAAAAACCGTTATTGTGCCAGTTGCTGGCGTTGTTAAGCCAGAATCAACAACCACTCTATATGTGTCAACATCATCAACTTGTGCTATTTCATGCGTTCCGTTATACCCTGTCGGGGACGCTCCCTGTATTACAATCCAATCGCCAGCAACGCGACCGTGAGCCACTTCATTTACAATCCCAGATGTCCCGCTTCTTGTAATGCCTGCCACGGATGTAGGCTGCTCTTGACGTATAGTCCCAGATACAATCTCAATCTTTCCATCTCTTAAATCGTCAGCTATTGCAGCACCGCCAATATATCCACTATCAAGAACAAGACCCAAACTTTCAAGGGTTTGAGTTCCTAGCATCGGGCTACTACCTTGAAATACAAAAGTCGTATTTGACGAGTTTGTAAGTGTGTTGATTGTGTAGCCGGTCGCATTGTATGGCACTACTGCATGTCTGACACCTATATCTATAATCGCCTGCCAAATAGCCGTTTCGTCGGTTACTCCACCAAATGAACCCCACTGAGCAACGCTCGGAAGCGCATCCTCTCTCAACACAAAACACTTGGTAGGGTCGGCTATTGATACAATAATATTCTGGCCGTTGGGTAGGTCTACATTGGAAGTAGTTCCGACCGTTACCGTGTCAAATATGCCGTTAGCTCTGTCTGACACAATAAACGCGTCGCCCACGCTAGGAGCGCTCCAGGCTTTCATTTCTGCAAGCGTTACGTTTTTAAAGCTTTCGCCTGAGTTAGTAAGTTGAATTTCCTCGGTTCTCGACCCGCTTGTTATCAAATAATTACCAGAATTTGCATAAAATTCTAGAACCCCATTAGAATCCGTGACCGCACCTGGTTGCGCTATTGGTGTTGTCCCTGCATCATCTGAGTATATCGACGCCAGCCCGCCACCTTTGATATTAACAGATACGGCCTGTCCTGCGATTATATTATCGCCGTCTGGGTCTGTGTTGAGAATCGCTGTAAATGAATAATAAGGTAATGCCATTAGTTTACGGCTCCTTTAATTTGTTCTGAGTTGTTACCTGATAGTATTGTTACCGTATTGCCGTTAGTGACAATTGCATCTCCAGCAGCGCCGCCTGTAGCTCCAGAGAAGTCTTGGCCATTCTCGCCAAACTCGCCTCCGTTACCACCCTTAGTGGCAAAAGTGCCAGCAATGCCAATATTCCCAAGAACCGGCCCAGGTAAGCCCGTTCCAGCGTTACCGCCTGCACCACCTGCAAGCCCCTGACCACCACCGCCACCATCACCACCAACAGCTACGCCGGAAGGTTGATCGCAAGATCCGAAAGTGCCAACACCGCCGCCACCTCCGCCACCTATGAATCCGAATCCATTGTCAAGAGTTGTGTCGACTGTTAAATTTAGTGCGTCGCCGCCATCAGATCCATTAGCTAAGGAATGTGTTAGGCACGAATCGGATTCTGCGTCGTATTCTTCAAGCGCACCGCTACCACCCTTACCGCCAGCGCCAACTATAAACCCCAAGTTAATTATTTTAATGGTAGCACCTGCAAACAAACTGCCTGTAGTAAATGCTTTTGCGGATGTTGATGATGCTGAAATGATAACACCTGCACCAACCACCACAACGTATTCTATAGCTTCTGTTGTTGTTAAATGATCAGATAGTACGTAATCTTCTTGATCTTCATTGATATATAAATCGGCTACAGGTGGAGACGCTGCAATATAAGACAGCCCTGTAACCTGCCATTTGTCGTCGTTTGTCGGGTTTATTTGTATACATTGGCAGGTAGTTACTTTGTTGTTTAGTAACTGATCTTTTATTTTTGATGTATTTATATCAAATATCGATCCCAGCCAGAACCTATCGCCAGAGACAAGCTGATCAACGTGCCTTTGGTCTAATTTAAACCTTACCTGTTTTGGGGTCTGAGAAAACCTGTTAACCTGCCTTTGACAGTAGTTTGTCGCTAAAGAATTATCCTCTGTAGTGTTTATTAGCCAGTTAGATTTAACTGTTTTGGCCTCAGACACAACGCCCTCGTTGGCGTCCTGCTCAACAATTGCATCAATAACCTGAAATGATTTTCTATAGTTATTTTCGTCGTCTGACTCTGTTACCGAAACTTTATCCCAAAGCAAAGACTGTCTTGTTATTTTGCTCTTTTTATCATCTCTAACAGACACCGAATCCATCATTAAATGCTCATCTTCATCAAATGTTATCACAGGCGTGGCAAAATCTGGCGTTGGAACAATTACGAGTTCATTATTAATAACATCAACGTACATAGAAAGGCCCGCTAAAACAATGAGCTCAGTTAGAAGCTTTTTAACGTCTGTTGGTTTGTGAATTGTTCTGGACAAGTTAAAAGCGCTTAACTCATTAGCTTTCAAGCTTGCCCAGTCGGCCGTCGGAATATATGATGCGGGTATTTTTGTATGGCTTGTAATCAAGTCAGTAATAATATCTATAATATTCTCGTCATCATAAACAATACATTTTTGTATAGTCTCGCCTGATGCGTGCTCTGCTAGCTCCGTGCCCCCTTGAGCGCGATTGACTACCGTTAACACGGTTGATGATGTTACAGTGCACTCAATCAACTCTTTCCCTATAACAATAAAAACCGTATCACTAACAGCTCCGTATTCATCGGTGATAGTTGATGAATAACTTAATGTTGGATCTGATGTTGTAAATGTCGCGGTTAGCACACCTCTGCTGACTGTCGGAGCTTTAGCTTGCTTATCTTCGACCAAAATTAAATGATCTACTAAGTTTAATGTAACCGACCCATCTGGCGCTGGATCGCTGATTGAGTCTATCACATAGGTTTCTACTTGCGTATTAGCTGAGCTGTAGTTGTCGGGGTTAAATCCTCTAACAATCTCAGCTTTACGGTTAATCAGATAATTTCTCGCTTTTAATTTTTGAAAGTGGCTTCCGGTCACTCTTCTGTCAGAGTAATCACCTTGCAACTCAAAGGCGTCGGTACTGATAAAGTCAAACAGGTTGACTTTTGCGGTTGCTCTAAATCCTATCGATTTACCAGGCTCAATTTTTGGGGGAGAGGTTTGCACGCTAGCAAGTTGCGGAAAATGATCAACCCCAACAATATTTTGATCTGCATACTGGTAAACCTTAAAATCAACACCGGTATAAGCTCTTATGTCATCAGTAGTTTTTGGTGTGTCGCAGCTATCAGGCTCTAAAGATAGCTCAGCAGATAAGGAAGGGTCGTTCTGGTCAAGGTAAAGTCTCACCATTGTGAACGCCTTTCTATGACCAACAGCCTTTAAATCATTAAAACTCACGAGGCGCCCTCAATGGTCAGCGTAATAGAACTTTGATATGCGGACTCGTAAGCTGGTTTATTTGACTTCCAATTACCAAAAACGCAGTCAGCGAAATTATCTTTACTCCACAAAAAGAAAACAGGCACACCCTCAGCGGCCCTTAAAAAACTTTCGTAAGCACCATCTAAAAAAGACACATCCATCTTGCTTATGCTGAACTGTTCGGTTGATCCTCTAGCTCTAACAACAGATCCAGCAAATTGATTAGATTGAGTAACGCCTGTGTTAACAATGTTGTTGGTGTTCCATCTGGCCGGAACATAGCCGACAGACACGTTTTTAGGAAACAGCATTGAACTCCCCATATAAATCTCGCCGACTTCCAAAGTGGAGTTTGAGCAGGTAAACTCAATTACTATTTGACTATAAAAAGTCCTTTCAAACACAAAATAAACCGGTTGATTATCTCTTAACCCGTTAGCAATACCGAGACTGTTGCCGCCTGAGTCTTTTATTTCAACTTGACAGCCGGATGATTTAAAATTAGCGCCAGCGATAGCAACGTAATCCGTCCCATTAAAGGATCCGCTCAATGTGATACTTGATGTATTTACCGCTGGCCTCCACTTCATAGTTGTCATTCCGTCATATATATAAGCGACATTCGATTGATCATGGCTAGCCACAATCGTAGCTCCAGAAACATAGCTTTGATAGGCTAGTCTTGGCTCTTTATCTAGGTCGTTTGTTGATGCTGATACTACAAAAACATTACTCATTATCCGCCACCACTCACCCTGTTATATTCATCCATACCAATAACAAACCTTTGCATGACCTCCATAGGTATTGGCTCGTCTGGATCTCTCTCTCTAAGGAAGCTTACAGCTTCCGACAAGCCGCCAATCTCTACAACATTAGACTGTCTTACAGGTTCTTGCCTTGGGGCTGGCGCGTTAAATGATGCGGAGCCACCGCCGCCACCTCCACCTGCACTATCCATTCTCTTTATCTGAGCCTCAGTGCTTGCAGCAATAGCCACCGTCATAGCTAAAGCGCTGTAAAAGTCGTTTTCAGCCCAAGCGCGCACTATACCAGCAGCCCCATCAATTCTAGCTTGAGTTTTACGCCTTCTTTTGTTCGCTTTCTCAGATTTCGAGCCAAACAACTCATTAATCGATAAAGTAGCAGTCGCCCATGTTTGAGCGGCATTAACCTTGTCCATATACTCGTTTCTAGCGATAGCGGCCCTATCTGATGCTGCATCCTCTTCTATTTGGGTTTTTTGCAGCTCAAACAATTGCTTTTGGGTTAGCTCTTGTTGTTGTAGTTCGGCCTCTAGCTCAAATCGCTGTTCAAAAGTTAATCTGTCATTAGCAACTAAATTCTCTCTTTTGGTTAAGGCCTCAATTTCCGCATTAGCTATTTGCTGTTGCAGCTCCGCTAGTGCCTCTTGACGCCTGAATTCTGCTATAGCTCGCTCTTGATCAGCTAGAGACTTAAAGTCCTGCAAAAGCAAGTTATTGTATGCCGTCTGAATGGTTCTGCGTTTTTCTAGTGCAGACCTTAATTCCTGGGTTTTTGATATTTCGGTATTAACAAATAAATCCTTCTCTTTTTCTTTTGGCGCTACACTCGAGGATTTTTCACCTGAGCCGCTTTCTGGCGTTCTACCAGCGCTCAACCCAGCCTCGAATAAGGCGTCTCTTTTTACTATAGCCTCATCTAGCGCTCTCTCTAACTCTTCTAACTTAGTTACCGCTCTACCTAGCTCGACGGTATCAATAGAGAATTTATTTGTTTTTAGCTCAGTTATTTTTGCGGACGTTTGAGCAATTGATTTCTCTAATTTATTAACCTCTACAACGGCGTTTTGCAGCTTAGGCTCAATTTGGGCTTTAGTTAAATTAGAGAAGCTTCCGGCCAAAGTATCGACCTGCTGCGCCAGCTTATCCGCTTTATCTTCTGCATCGTCAGCATTAAGCGCGAAAGAAAGTAGCGCTGTTGCAGCTAAAGCCACAACACCAATAGGACCACCCAATAAACTCATAGCGCCTCGCAAGCTCACAGCGGCAACCCTTGACGCTCTCATGGCGACAGTTGAAGCTTGAACATTTTTAGTTGTAAAGTTAATCCCGTTATTGACTCTAGCGGTCACAGGTACGCTTGCAGCCTTAGCAACTGTATTTTTAACAGTTTCGACTGTGTTTAATATCAACGCTGCCGATAGCCTTCCATAACCAACCGCAGCTGCAACTAAGGCGACATTAGCCAACACGTCGAGATTTTCCGATAGTGTAATAATTGATTCGCCAGCAAACCCCATGGAGGTTGTGATTAGGTCGCTAGAGCCTACAAATGCTATTGCGTTGTTTTCGGCTTCCTGAGCTGCTTGTGAGAACGTTTGGCTTGCTTTTGACATCTTAATATCAATAACATCAGCCGCACCGCCAAGAGCGTCCACTAGCACCTTAGACGTAATCCCGCCGGTTGCGGCAAAGTCCCTTAACTGCCCTTGCGTTAAGTTTAGGCTCCTTTGCAGTGCTCGCATTATCTCTGGCGCGCCTTCCGCAATTGAATTAAATTCATCGCCTCTTAGCGCCCCGCTTGCGAACGCTTGACCCAGCTGTCTAATAGCTCCAGCCGACTCGGCGGCGCTTTTGCCTGACACAGCAAATGATTTCGCTATAGTTTCGGTCAGCCTTATTTGTTCTTCTGTGGATAAGTTAAGGTTTTCCGTTGATAAAACAAGGTTTGTGTACAGTTCAGAGGTTGCACCAAACTCAACCCTTGAACGATTAGCAACGTCTAGCAATTGCTTAGTTCGATCAGTTAGATCTCTAGTGTTTGTGGTGGTTTGCCTTATTTGATTTTGAATAGATGTGAAAGCGTCTGCATACTGAGCAATGACACGAACCTGAAGCGCCGCAGCGACAGCAATCACAGTTGTTTTTAGCTTTCCAAAAGACTCATTGGTTTTGTCAGCCGACTTGTCTAGCTTGCCCATTTTTCCGTCTAAGCTATTAACGCTGGCTTCTGCGCTCTTTGAGTCAACCTTAATTTTAATCGTTTTATCTAATGCCATGGTTAACTCTTTTGGTTTTTAATCCTATCAGCCTCTTTACTCAACCAATAAGAATCAATAGTTTCGATAATGTTTAAACATTTGTCTTGATATTGACAGCCTCCCAACTCGTCTAGTATATCATTCTTCTGTAGCGGTCGGTGTTCAATTCTTCTTCTGTTTAGTAAGCTGAAAAAATAAAAAAGCTCTTTTGCTCTTTCGCTCAAGTTTGGGATTGTTGAATTGTAATCCATACCCATTTTTTTGCATTGATTGCGGATTGAAACTTCATCATCTCCACCCCACTCAAACTGCCTATCTATTTTTTTTTTAAGCTATCAATATCTTTGCTTTCTTCATCGGTCAGATAGTTTTCAAAGTTAAACGCGTGAGTGATGAGTACTTTATTTAATGATAGCCAATAAGCCCTGTTCAAAAAAAGCATTCTAGCAAATGACTTGGAGTATGGCTCCGGCTCGTCAGTTTCATCATCCACTAAATTTTCCCACGATATCACGCCGTACTCAGCAAGCCAATTAGCAACAATTTTATCATCATCAATATCAGACGGATTTGGAAACGGGCCATACAGCTTTTCAGAGATTTCTTTTATTTGCTCTCTATAAAGCTTAGTACCAGCCCTAGCAACCATAAAACACATGGGCTCGTCACTGTTATCTGTATAGCATGGCGAGCCTTCATCGTGCTTTTTTAAATCCTCACGAAACAAACTTAGCATGTTACGCCCAGTTTCGAGTAACTATAAATGTTTCGTTGTTTGCATCCTCTTCCGCGCCGATATTCATACTTGAACTTGCTACTACGTTAGCTCCATCAGCAATCGAATGCTCGACGATGCGCGCTTTAGGGAATTCAATGATAGTCCAATCGCTAGAGCCGTGATGTATTTGAACTGCGAACGCCTGGGTTGAGTCTGCATAATAAAGCCTTTCCCACCTTCTGGACTCTGTAATAACGTTTCTAGCATTGATGGCGGCGGTGATAGCCATCTGACCATCAGCGTAAGCTGTAGGGCATCCTGCTGCGTCGTCTTCTTGTAGATTATTATTGAGCTCGATATTCATTGATTTGATTACGCAATTCTCAGTGGAGCCGTTCACCCAAAAGTCAGTAATATCGTTAGAGTTGCTTATAACGTTTGAGGCATCCTTTGTCGCGTCAGTTTGCCCCGATACGATCGCTTCACCAGCAAGAAGGTTTTCGCCGACAAAATTTATCGTATTTCCAGAAATTCCAGTTTCGCCAATTTCTAACGACATTGAGTTGATTTGGTGATCATAAAACGTCATGTAGCTAGTATTGTCACCACCCAGGCTCTGGTCAGTTACTCTATTTTGCAAGGCGTAATAAACGGGCGTCTTTGCTGTAATAGTGCGATTCATGTCAACAGTGACAGAAGCGCCCGCAGCCTCAACTGTTGGAGCTGGACTAACCACTAAATCTAAGTCAGAGTTTTTCGTTGTCACTTTAAATGCTCGGTTGTTGCTGCCTGAGCCAGATATAAATATAAAATCGCCCGTCGAAACGAAATCAAAAGGAGTTCCAGCCGCCGCCGTGATGTTTGTTGCTGTAAACTGAATATCTGAGGCGGTCACGGTATTAACCGATTCAGGCGACTTCATAGCAGAGATTAAGAAATCAATTGATTGCTTGGTTGTTTCTGCCTCAATTGCTGCCGGATAGGTCGTTTTGTCGGTAACATTCTCGACGCCTTGATTATTTGTTTTAACCTCTTCTGATTGTGTATAAGACAGGGTTTTTAACGCCCTGCCTGACTTCCTTCGAGCCTCATTGAATGTCGGTGTTGCTGGGACGGTTCCTTTTGTTACCTGTTTAACATAGTGAACCGAAAAATCATTTCCACTTAAATACTCAGCCATCTTATTTTCCTCTAAAGTCTGCTACCTTCATAAGTAGCTGTAATATTAACTTGCACATGATACCACGATTCTTCCTCGCCTATTTCCTGAATAAGCACCTCGTGACACTTTACATCATTAGAGTCGGCGCCACCAAAACTCTGATTTTCAAATAAAGCCGCAACTGTTTCCGCATCGGTCAATTGGGCTATGGTGTCTAAATTTTTAGGATAAAACACATCAACAACCATTAACGCATCATACCTTAACCACTTACCGCCTGCTTGGACGTTATTCACATCTTGATCAATAACGCTAACCCTTAACCATTTCTGGTTATTTGGCGTGTTAAACGGCTTATTTGGCTGCTTGACATCGCTTCTTGCGTAACCGGACGGCAAGTTATTTAAAACCCGCTCATAAAACACTTGTTTTGCATTTGCCGTACTTGGGCTAGTCATTAATAGCCCGCCTTATACCAGTTTCAACGAACTTCTTTGGCGCTTGAGCGCTTGAGCCATCATTTAGGGCGGCTATATAAGGTAGGTTGTTTGTTATCCACACTGTTTGATAATCTCTTACACCTTTCAACTCTAAAGCTCCGGCGTTAATTGCCACACCACCTGACTTGTCAGTCACGTCAACAGTATTAATTTTAAAGCTGTCTATACCAACCTGCCAATTACCTCTTGCTCGACCGGTATCAACAGGGGTCGCCAGAACAACATTCCTTAATATTTTAAAAGCTGTCACCCTAATGTCTTGGCTTATTTCAGCATTGAGAGCTTGCTTTGAATACTCTGTCATTTTCTTTTAGCCATAATCGTATAAGCTGCGTTGTCAGCGTCTTTTTTTACCGCTTTCACGCTAATAGCTACGCCATCAAACTCCATCTCTATATTGTCAACGCTTGGGTCCGTTTCCCATTGGCTGGCGTTGGTTGCTATGAAAAAGTCGCCAGATTCAACGGCTTGACCTTGAAATTGACTTTCGGTTAACTCTATTAAAATACCAGTACCAGTTTCGGTTGTTGTTTCTGGATCTTCACCGACATCAGAATTGCTCATCTCCCTCATCACCAATTCTTTTTGAAACTCGCCAAAAACATCAGTAATCAAGCTGTCGGCAATAGCCTTAAATATGTTAGCCTTTACGGTCATCTACAGCCCAGCCTTGCTCTTTATAGCTTTCAACGTCAGAAGGATGGACTCCGGCTTTCAGCTTTGGGTTTGCGCCTTTAGTCATTCTAACTAGGTTGGGATTCATTGGGGCGCCTTTTTTTACTAGCTTCTCAACTTGCTTTTTAACTTTTTTCATTAGATTACCCTTTGTAGCCGCACAGAGGAGTTTGACGAGTTGATTATCAGGTCTTTAATCTTGCTATAGGCTTTTGCGTAAAAACGTGTGTAAGCCTCACTAGCGCCCGAATCGTATTCAGTATCTTGCTCCAACACGCCAAGCTTGTTTTTTTGACGCTTGACAACCTTGCCATTAAATACTGGCGATAATCCACCCGTTTCAGTTTGATCGAGGTATGCCAGCTCACAGCAGGCATCTTTGACCTTTGTTGGGATTTCTAAGCTTGTTAGTAGAATGCCTTCTGAGTTGTAAGCTGATGATCGTGGCCATTTATTGTCCTGAGACTCAACAACCCTAACGCCAACATAATCCCACTGATCATCCATATACTCTGTGGCATTCAGTAGTGAACTTGTGATATCTGCATCAGCTTGAGCTGTAACGTCAACACCTCGATCACCCATATAGGTCTTGTAGTATGCTAAGTCAGCATAACTCATTATGCTTTAACCCATCCGGCCGACTTGTAATTATCAACCTCATCAGGGTGAACATCGGCAAACTTTTCACCAAGCTTCATTTTGATTAATTTTGGTTTGGTTTCTTTCTTAGCCATGACGCACCTCTCAATTAAAAAAGAACCCCGCCGAAACGGGGCTAATCACCTATGGAGAATTACCCAAGCAAGGTTGCTACCGCTTCCGGCTTCCAGGTCTTATAACCCCAAACAGCAGAAACGTTAATCATTGCTTTCTGGAATCCTTTGTAGAACGAGATATCAAAAGGAATGCCTGAGCGGGGATCGACAATAACCATACTATCAACAGCGGCGTCGCCACCTTCTGGCATTGCTGGCGCTCTTACTGCAATCTCGGCAGCGCTTCGAGCTACTAAAATATTTCCGGCATAGTTGTCACCGACAGTGATTGCATTATTGTCGGCAATGGCAACCCTAAGACCTGGAGCTGCTATCTCAAAAGACCCACCTGAGAGCGCTGATGTAACAACGTATTTATTGTTTGCATCGGCTGCGAATGTAACAACATCACCAGCTACGATAGTGCCAGAACCGGTATCAGCTGCGATCACGGTGTCGCCAACAGCTAAAGAAGCATCATTAACAAGATATCCAGTACCAGTACCTTTTGTATGGTTTTGCACTTGAGCTGATTCTCGAATACGGTTACCAGCAACATCAAGCAAAACACCTTGTCGAAGCATTGAGTCGGAGCCTTGACGATTTGCATCAGGCTGCTTGCCTAGCATTTTAGCACCAGCTGCAGTGTTTAATACTAAGGTATTATCGCCGCCAGCCTGTCCGTTATCCTTAATGATACGGAGCGTTTCAGACATGTCTGCATAGTCGCCAGCCGTAGCAAATGGGGTAGTCCCAGCAGTACCATAAGCCCTTGATGAGTTCTGATATAAGTCGGTACACAAATCAGCCTCCATCTCGTTAGTGATTGCTCTAAATGCCTGTTCGAACTGGTCGCCTAAAATGCTTTGATAGCCTGACCCGTTGTTGACGTGTCTGATATCTTCACCAGTCCAGGGGATTGGAACGCCCTTAGATTTACTTAAGGTCATTGTTTTATTGCCAATCGTTTGATCAGTCCCCTCTGGGATTGTCATCGACGGTGTATTTGTTACCGCTGTGGCTGCTGGCGCAACAAATGATCGAACTGTATCATTTAGGGCTGCGCGGGTCGTCCCGTCGCCATTAATGGTAACTGATGGGATTGCCCCCACCAATTCTCTGGAAACGACGTCAGCCGCTTTGTAGATATCTGCTGCTAAGCTTGTTAGTACATTAGCCATTTTTCATTCCTCTAAAAGTTAATCGACGACCTTTCCGCCGGATTTAAAAAATTCTGAGCGCTCAAGATGCGACATTGCATCAAATTGTTCACGCTTAATTTCACTCACTCCGGCCCCGCCGTTATTACTTTTAGTAGCCCCGCTACCGCTTGCCTTACTGCCAATCTTGAGACTGTTATAGGTTTCATCCTTCTCGAATTCAGCCTTTAAGTCGTCCAGCGTGGAGATAGTTAAATTGCCATGCGCATCAACAACTTTCACTTCGCCAGCCTCGCGCTTTAAACGCTTTTTAACAAACTCTTTTAAAAGTTTTGCGTTTGCACCCTCAGCCAAGCCCTCCACCACATTATCAGCAGCTTTTGATATTTCGAAATTATCTTCTTTTTGCTTGAATCCGTTTAACTGCTCTTGGTATGACTTCTCTTTCTCTGCCCAAGACTTCGTTAAACTCTCAACATCACCTGATTTCGCGGCGTTTTCATCAGCAATTCTTTGTGCTTCTGCCGCCGCCTCTTTTGCTTGCCTTTGAGCTTCTTTCTTTTCAGCTAGCAATTTGTCGTGATTCGCCTTAAGCCCAGTTACATCACTAGAAGGCACAAACATATCCCCCAAGTTAACATCCAAACTAAACTTTCCATCTTTTTCTACATATAAACCTTTTTGCGACTCGTCTAAGCCATCTAGACTATCAACAATATACTCTAATGCCATTTTGTAAACCCCGTTTACGTTAGTTGTGAACCTTTCACGTGTGTAATTATCTTACTATTAGCCTGTTTAGTCAAATTTTGGTCATTTTGACACTAACTAAATTTTAACCAAATAAGCCAAGATTTAGTTTTTTGTCTTTTTTGATCATTTCTGCAAGCGTTAACGGCTCGAACCTTCTATTTAACGAGAACTTTGCAAAGTCTTTTGCTGACAATTTGCCGGACAACAAAGCCTCACCTTTGCCAACGCCTAAAACATCAGTAACAAACTCCTTCGGTTGCGTTTTCAACCAATCGAAATAAGTTAAATCAGCATCGACCTGCCCACTCATAGAGGCTTGAGTTGCGTTATCTTTATCAGCTTTAAATCGGTCATCCAACTCTGGTATGGACGTGCTTCTGCAATTTATATGTCTTGGGGGGTATGGCCCTTTGTCAACAGGATAAACCCTGTCTAATGACATTATGCTGCTGCATATATCGCTAGTGCGACCATCCAGAACAGCCAAAAACCGCCATCCTGTAATTATGTCAGCGTTAGCACTCCAAACCATCCGCCTAGCAGATTGACTCACATGATTGATAGCGGTTCTAACGATGGCTTGATTTGTTCTCAGTAACTCCTCACCTGTTAGTTTTTTCAGATTCGCAGCCATTTGATTAATCGTCTGCCCTTGAACCCACCCATCACGAATAGCGCCATTAACAATATTCATTTGTGTTTTTGACCAGTCGTCAATAAACGGCTTTAACAGCTTGCTTGAATTTCTGACCACCGATAAAGGGCTTGTTCTTATTGCTGCAATAATTTGCGCGTTAGATGGGGCGGCCACCTGATAGTTTGATAGTATTTTATTTAACGCCGACTGCTCAAACTCTGACTCGCTCAGTCCTATTTCAAGTAATGATGAATTTAAGCCGTTAATATAATCCTTGTATATTTCTTTTTGAAAGCGCAGAAGCTCGGCCAGCTGAACTTCTAGCCTAGATCTAGAAAACTCAGTTAAATCGCCAGTTAATCTCTTTAGGACACCGCTTTGAAGCTGCTTAAGTATCGGTAAGAATCTATCAACCTCGCCTGATATAAGTCTTTGCAGAAATACATGATGCCTAGATTGAATACTTACTAATTGCTCATTGAGCGCCAAGACCAAGCCCCTCTGGATTATTCGCAATCATAGCTCTCAAATCCTCATCGGTTTCATCCTCAGCGACAAAGCCAGCCTTTCGCATTCTTGAAAATAAAACAGTGTCAGGAATAACTCGATCTCTAACTAATTGCCCTAGCTCCTTTAATTCAGCACTTTCGAGCGAGAATTTAACAAATTCCTTACTGAACTCTATTTCAATAAATCCGCTTTGAACTCGGTCTATCATCATCTCAAAAACATCTCTATAGGCCGCCTCGAGGTTGGCTGCAATAGTAACAATTGATGCTGTCTCGTTTGCTGAGATAGTATCCGTCTGGGTGTTGCTCATAACTTTTTGATTAGGATTGATAAGCTTAGCTCCAATCGCTTTGGCCTGATCTTCCTTATGCTGCATCGACTCCATGTTTGCGCTATTTGGCTGGGCTTGTAACAGTTGTGCGCTCGCGCCCTCACCAAAAACCCACGCCACACCAGATCCAAAATCAAGCTTACCGCCGTTTTTATCAATTTCAGCTGAGGTTGCGCCAGAGATGAATGGCTGAACCTGCCCTAGTTTAAACCTAAAATCCTCGTAATCAGCGCTTGATTGATAGTGTGAAATGTTCAATACAGCTAAATCATATAGCAGAGCATCATCAATTGACTCATCATTGTTCAAGCCGCCACAAAATACAAATGGTATATAGTCAAGCCTGGCTCCTGCCGCGTTTGTCGGCATGCTTTCATCCATACTTACCAATTGACCATCTTTATATCTGTAAACCTGTATAACGCAAAGGCCTGACTCGTCAAGCATTAACACGCGCTCCCTATCATGTTGCTGAGACTCTTCGTCTTCATATTCAGCTAAGACGACTTTAGATAGCTTTTTAACGGAGTTTGTCACCACCGTTTTAACATCGATAATCTCAACGGCTTTATAAAGTATAGCCACTGGACGAGCGCCTATCTGTAACTCTTCCGCCCTGTTGCTGGCTGGCTCCGTTGATGTGTAGTCAACAAAAAAGCCGCACCGGCTAGTTTCAGTAAGCTCTCTAGCTGCGTCTTTTGCTTGCTGCCTAAACCCTAAACCGCCCCCATCTATGTCTGATTCAATATAATCAAAACCCTGGATATCAATCTCTATTGGCTTTCTGAACATTGAGCCTAACAGTGTGTTCTGTGTTGGTTTTGTGAAGTTATAGAAAACGGCTCTTTTTAGGTAGTTTTCATAAGCTTTTTTGTTTCTCTCGCTCAAGTCGTGAGGGTTGGGCTTTGGGAGGTATTTTGTAGTCTCTTTTTTAACCCTAGATCGAACAACGTCATCAACCATTTTCCAGCGGTCAACATACTCTCTATATTCTTTGCTTTGTTTGTTGTATTCGTGTGTCATATTCTAAAGTTAACCTCTATACTTGAAGCTGGTTTAATTACAGGATAATCGTAAGCAATGAAGTAGCCCCCAGCATCGTTCATATGATCGTTATTTTGCGTCTTATCTGGCTCGCCATTATCAGCCCATACTTGCTGCTCTAAACAATCCGCATAATTAGGGCATTTATCTATATTAACCAAATAATCTCTATTTCCATCATTATCGCAAAATGCGCGATTCATTGCCAATATGCGCTCTTTTACAAATGGATTCTTTGAATTTGCGGCAACCCTAAAACCAGCCTCTTCAAGAATAGCAATATCAGTCTTACTTGCGTTGATAGACTTTCGACTTCCTCCACTAGCGTCCGGATAAACAATAATTGACACCCCATCATACCTTGATTTTATTGTTTTTATTACGTCAGGCGTGTCGTAACCGTTCGAGATTTCATCAATAGCAACCGGCCTACCTTTATCCTTAACATGTATAACCGCGGCCATTTTTCCAACGTTAAAATCCATACCTATATAAACAGGCTCCTTCCCATCCCAAACTCTGTTTGTATTGTTATATTTTCTGTTAAATGAGCTGTAAATTGTCCCACTAGTTAAATTGACAAACTCACCCATCAAATAAGCTTCTATTAACTGCTCTGGATACGTGTCCCTCATTGATTTTATATACCCATTCGGCAAGTGAGGATTTGATGCGGTTGGCGCTTGTATTATTTTATAGCCCTCTTTAGGTGATTTTTTCCACGCTTTGTAAACAAATTTAAAGCCCTCTGGGGTTGTTGTTACACCTATTGTGTTTGGCATACCGTCCGGCTTGAATTGTCTATTCCTTGATTGGATGCGCCTCCATACATCCTCCGCGTCATTTATTTTTAATGTGTCCAGCTCATCAACATCAGCATCAGCATGTTCATAGCCTATAATCCTGCTAGGTGTATCCATCGAGCGAAAGAATATTTTTCCAGCATTTTCTATTTCAATATAGTTCAATGGTGATTTATAAAGCTTGTAAGGAATATTTAGTTCGCTCAAAGCTTCTTCGAATCTTGGGAAGGCAATCATTCTAACAAGGTCGTAGGTAGGTTCGTAAAATCCACGGTTTAAAGTTGGATATTGGAGCTTACCTATAATTGCACGCTTTATAGCCGCTTCTGTTTTGCCAGCCCCAAAACCAGCAACCATAGCGGGAAATAAATCGTTAGACGTTATATAGTCAAATTGGGGCTTTGTTGGCTTAATCTGCATTAGGGTTGACTATTTCTATAGTGTAAGACGACAAGGGTTTATCCTGACCAGATCCATCATCCCAACCCATGCTCTTTAATGCGAAAATCGAACCTGTACAGCTGTTTGACTTGAGGCAGCTTTCATACTGAGACTCGATATATAGCCTTGCTCTTTTTATTGTGTAAGTAAACTCAGGCTTTTTTTCATAGTCATAAAATGATTGCCTTGACTCAAATCCAAGCGTCCAGCAAAGCCCTGATATGGTAATATCGCTGACATCAAACTCTGTCCCATCTTTAAGCTTTACACTTCTCGTTGGCGGGCTCTGTATGTATTCATTAATTTTATCTTGCAGCTCTTCGGCGTTTTTAAATGCCGGCGGCCTTCCAACTTTATCCACATCACGCCCCGCGTTTAGTGAATGGTGACTACCTCTGATAGCTCACCATCATCATCAATTAACCACCAATCCCCATCTAATAAAAGCCAAGCGCCTTGCTCATCTTCTAAGTATTTGGTTTCGGTGGACTCTTCCAAACTAAATTGTACCTTTAACTAATTCTAGTTTTTTATGCCATGTCAGCTTGCCGCCATCATTAACTTCTACTTCTAGCCAAACAGCGCCAAAAGTAGTTAGTGATACAGTGTCAGCCTCATCGAACGTTACAATTATCTTACTGTTAGCCCAATCTGAGCCTGTAGTAGCCTCTAGCACAGCTTTAGGGGTTACCAGCACTGTTGCTTTGTCTCTTGTTAATATCGAGGCTTGTATTGTTGCTCCTGAGTCTATAGCGAATACCGCATCATTCTTTTTTAATGTGTATTCTAATGCTATATCATCGCCGCTTGTTATCTGTGACATTTTAACACCTAATTTAGATTAGCTGAAATTGCTGTATTTATATTCGAACTGTAAACAGTTTCTATGTTTGAGCCTATTCGATTATCAATGTTAGATTCTATAGTTAATGTTATTTTTACCGCACCAACGCCAACTGATGGGTTAAATACCAGCAAATCAATTGGCACTAACGCTGGAATAACCGATACTTCGCTATCAATTGTTATAACTGGATCAAAACTTAATACCGATAAAGACCCGCTAGTTACAGTTATATTATACTCTATATCTTGAGAAAACGCTGGACTTATTGCGCTTAAGCCCATAGCCACTAGATTTGTAGTGATATTTAAATCAACTAAAACTGATGGATTGAATGCGGTTAAATCTATTGTTTCCAACGTTGCAGTAACTGACAAATCCAAGCTTACATTTGCATCAGGATTAAATTTCGCCAATGATAAATTTTCAACTGTTGCAGTTATTTCTTTATTTATTAGCGCTTCTGCAGAAGGGTTAAATAATGATATCGCTAGGGATTCAACAGTCGCTTCAACAGCAAGATTGGTTAACACGTCAACTGATGGATTAAATGCTTGGATTGATAGCGCTTGGGTTGGGCTATTAATATTTGTGTTTGTTAAAACTTCTGCGTTTGGGTTTATCGGGGTTATCGCGACAGCAACCAATGATGCGGCTACAGCTAAGTCGACTAAGACCTCGACCGCTGGGTTCAGCGCTGCGATAGATAGCGATTCTGATGTTGCATCAACATTCAGAGGCGAACTAATCTCTACGGCTGGATTAAAGATAGCTATTGATATTGGAACAAACGATGCAGATATAGCTATAGCCGCCTCATAAATTATGTATTCATCAGCCTCACCCATTAGCATCATATCGCCGCTAGGAAGTATTGCAACACCCTCCATCTGGCTTAGTGATGTGACTGATAAGTCGGCTATAACGGTGCCATCAGACGGATCAACTTGCAAAACCTCTTGGCCGGTATCTGAGGTTATTACAACGTTGTCTGATGCGTGGTCAAAATCAATACTGGATAAATCAAACGTAGCACCTGATGCACCATATGATGAAAAGGCCACCTCTGGATCAAAAGGCTCTGAAATATAATCATCTAAAGACCAGCCATCACCATCATCTGCATCATTGTATGCGTAAGATGTCGAAGTATCGCCAAACCTTCCATTAACGCCTGGACGCAATACCTTGAAAAACCTTCGACTAGTACTTGTCTGCTCACCCTCTCCAACGATGTAAAATATCTTGTTTTTTCTATCGTAACAAATACCTTCTGCGCCTGAATTGTTATCCGTGCCATTCGGCGCGATTGTAAACTCTTGTTTGGATGTTGCGGCAGTTCCAACATCGCTAGGCCAGTCATAGATATTGAATTGATACCTTCCCCCATCTTCTGAACATGTGGCAAACTCCCCCAAACCCATGTCGCATATGCCTTCACAATCCGATCCGTCAAAGGTAAGGCTGATGGTTTTTTTAACAGTTCCATAAACGCCTAAGTCGTAAACATCTGCCGAGGCGCTGCCGTTTCTTATTGTTATAAGTTCGCCAGTTTCATCTCTATAGGTTGCATCTGATGTATTAGTGCCGCCACCAGCAAAGCTGGCAACGCTGCCCACCGCCGAATAATTGTTTATCGTATTAATTAAAGATGCAATATTAGACGCTAGTACGAAAGGCTTAAATGATGTTATTGATAGCGTTTGAAGGTTTGGCTCTGCGTTTACGTCAGGCGACGCAGCTTTTATAACAAAAATACCATGATCGCCATCGCCTGCAGCTGACTCTACAGCCTGAGCTGTTTCATTTGTCAATGTGGAAGTGACGTCTCTAGTCCATATTGCAAAAGTTCTTCTGGCTGGGCTGGTTACTAAATTTATGCTCTCTTGTCGCGTAAACCCAGTAGGGTCAGAAGTCCAAGAGATAGCTCCGCCACCTCTGGCGTGATGGCGCACATAGACAACAGTATCACCATTTTCGGCGCTATAGGTTAGGCTTGGATTTGTTGAGCTGGTATAAGTCGACCCACTTTCGCCGGTTACACTATTAACGCCGCTAACTGTGAAAGCATAATTGTTCTGAGTAAATCTAGTGCCAGTCCATGACAGCGTAAATGCTTGAGATGTAGTTCCTGGATTTATAAGGTATGACGAGCTTATGGCAGGGTCGCCAGAACCAGTCAAGTCTATAGAAAACTCACTGTTATTGACCTCAGACATTGGCGAACCGCCAAAATCTTGACTGCTAGCAGTGGATAATCCGGAACCGGTAGATCCGCTGACAACCACCAACATGGTATCCGTTCCGCTTGCTGGTGTATAACTGCCCCCAGATGCGGTTATCGCTCCACTTATAAAAGGCATAATTTTACGTTAGAGTAAATACGCCAGACGCGTTCCAAGTGATAGTGATGTTACCATCAACCAAGCTTACCGGAGTTGTGCCGCCATCCGTGGTTAAATCAACGTACCCGATAGCATTATCGGTGCCATTTACGATCAAAGCGGACACAATATTGGTTGGGCTAGATGCGCCAGCAGTCCAGCTAGGGTTGGTTGTAAAGTCGAATGTTGCCACCCCAGCCGCCTCAGTCCACGATTGAGTTAAAGCGATTCCGCCAGTCGTATATCCGCCACCAGCGGACACCTCTGTGAAATCAGCCAGCACTGGGGTAGCTTGAGCTGCGGTAGGTAGCGTAGTTATAAGCTTAGCCGCCCATGTGTCAGTATCTAGATCGAAAGTGCCATCAGCAATCTCTTTTCTAAACTCTTCAAATAATACAAAATCGCCTTGAGCCATTTTTCATTCCTCTTTTTTAATTAATTCTTTCTGTAGCTTGATTATATCAAGAATATTTCTGTCGCAACGCTCTATTTCTTTTGTTTGAGCTTTTGAGTGCTTAGCTTGCTCAATGGATAAAAACTTGTAATTACCGTTTTTAGCTTTGTTAACCGCTTCTTGTGTCGGCTGAAATTTAGGATCAATACAAGCATCTAAATACTTTGTAGGAATCTCAATCGGCTTTAGTTTTATTACTGTCTTTGTTGTACATGCTGAGCATAGAATCAACAACAACAGAATCATCATCTTCATTTTTTAATTTCTCCAATTCGACAACGTTATCTAGGTGAGATTCGGCTTGCTCTTCATCCCACACTTTGCGATCTTCTTCTATTTTATTTAGGACTGTTTTTTCTTTCTCAAGAAGCTCTCTATTGCCCTTTTCGGTTGAAGCCTCAAACTCTGCAACTTTACGTTTTGACTTCTCACCTCTCAGCATTAAAACAAGGGCACCAATAACTGCTAGCATAGCCAATTTAATCTTTGCGCCTATAGTGCTAAGCATCTTTCATATCTCTCTTGGCATTAATTAAGGCTTTTATCTTTCCGAAGCCGTTATTCCACACCTTAGTATCTGGGTTGGCACCTTTGCCTTTCTTTTGCGGCTTGCACATAGCACAACCAGCTCGCTTGTTTGAATGCCTTTTTCTCTTGTGATGCATCACTTATTCTCCAGCGCTGTAGTCGTTTTATACCTAATATACCCCATTAGAATTGACAGGCAGAAGAAAGCAAGCCCGTAATGTTCACCAAGGAAAATTTTAAGATTGGGTAGCAAATCAATTACTTGAGGTAGTAAAGCAACTGCACCCGCTAGCCATATAGATTTGCTTTTTGCTGCGCCTTTGATAGTGTTTTTCATTAGTTTAGCCTCTTGTTTTGAGTCTAGATTCCATTTCTTCCATCTGCTTATCAAGAACACTTATTAAGCCTTTGCCGTAGACTATTAACTGCCTTCTGAATGCTTTACCTCTTGGGGTGTGCCTCTTAAAAAGCTTGCGTGATCTATTCGCATGATGTTTATTTCCTTGTGTCGGCGGCTTCATTGGAAACATTAAGTTGTTCATGTAGCTCATATGTCAACACCTTCTATCTTTACAGGATCATACCCGTCAGATAGGCCAATTGCTGCACCTTCATTACAAATTCCATCACCGCCACCTTCAATCTTATTAACAGGATTGTGTTCATCTAAGTTCGTTTCTGTGTTCATATTACCACCTCGCCTTTTTCGCTCTGCTATCTACGTGAGTGAAGGTATTATAACAGCCTATACCGTATTGATTGGGATACCATTGTTTTAGTTTGCTTTGGACTTCGCTAGGTTCTACGCCTTTTATATTGATATCAGCCGCTATTCCTTCCATGTGCCTTGACTGAGAAGCGCCACCAATTGACTTGTTGTATATTTTACATCGACAGCCTGAGTTGATAGAGATAGGTTTACCGTAATACTCTCTGAGCCTTTCTAGGATTTCGATTAATTCAACATCGACAGTGGCAAAACCGCACCCACATCGGCATTCGAATTCTGAACGTTGGAAGTTTTCACTAATGTAATTAGCTTTCATGGGTGTTTAGTTTCTAGGCGCTTAACCCGCTTATCGACATCTTTCTGAATGTATTCAAGCCTGATGTCGTTTTCTTTAAGCTCTTGCATGGTTTTATTGGTTTCTTTTAGTTCGACAACAACGTCAATTAGTGATTTATTGAATACCTGCATTTCGGTTGTTAAGGTTCCATAAAGAACACCGACTGCTAATATGTGTACGACTGTCACCAAGGCCATAGGCCAGTAAGTCGCGAATCTACTTTGGCTAGGCATCGGGTGTCAACCTACCTAAGGCGCAATGCATCCTTTTTACATAGTCCTCTTGAGCGTCGATAACCTCTTTTGCTATATCTTCATTTTCAGAATCAATCAGGTCGCCAATAACATCTAACGCCGTTTGGGATGCGTTGCCAGCCTCGTTACCACATATAATAATCTTACACTCAATTGCGCTCACTGCTTTTTACCTCTAGTTTGTCTGGGTCTGTTGGACCTGTTGTAGAATCTCCGACCTTTTTAATCCCTTCCCTTATTAGGATGGCGTTCTGGTCTTGAATATGCATTTGAAGTATTCTCACTTCTGTCTTAGTTTCTTTAATAGTATCTCTTAATGAGATTGCACTTAGCAAGCTCCACATTACTAATCCAATTAATATGATTAGCAGAATAATAACCGTTAGGCCTTTACTATCCGCGCTCACGTTAATCAATGTGTTGCTATTCCCTTCGCTCATGTTAAGCCACTCTTAAATAACTAGATTCCCTAACTTGTGACAATACTACACCGTGACGCTTAGCAATTGCTATCGCTTGTGATGCGGTTCCAATACCTGAAAGGATGATTTCTCGACCTTTCTCGACTCTCCACCGCTTGCTATGCGTGGTAAGAATGTACATTGTCTTGGTGTCATAATAAAGATTCTTAGTTAACAGATTATGTAATTATACAGCAGGTATAAAAAAACCGCCAATCTGTTAGGAAAGGCGGTCACCACTTGCTAGCTCGCAGCTAACCACTTTTGGGTTATGCTTTAATGGAAACAGTATCTATCAACTGTTTTGCCATCATTGTTCATTAGATATACGTCAGTGCCTTTATAGATGTGTAAATGACCTCCGCCTCCATCTATGTAGTTATAGACTAAAACTGCTTCAGGGCTAACAATATCGCTCTCGCCTTCAGAGCTGTTTCTTTCTTGCCTTTCGGGGAATCTTTTAATGTATTCTTGATAACTGTGGATATATAGTTGATGATGAGTTTCTTTGTACTGAGTGCCTTCTTCATTTACTATTTTGATAATCATAATTTCTACCTTTCTGTCTAGTTTAAGTTAAGCCATCTCTGGCATGTTTATTATACTATGAATTGTTATTGCTTGCTAATTTAGAGCTATTGAGGGTTTTTGTAATTACTATCATATCTAACCCACCCGTCTTCTGAGGTTTTTATATAGCAAGCGTCCCAACTTATATACCTAGACTCAAGTCCTGTTATTTTTTGATAGTTGCCACATTGCCAACCTTGGTAATTATCAACCCCAAACAACATAAGCGCTAAAACCATTATCGCTATGTAAATAAAAGAATAGCCTGATATCATGCCATATTCCCAAAAATGCCTTTTTATTTTATTCATCTCTCACTCTCCACTTGTTAATTTAAATCACAATTTATCTCTGCCATAGAGCATTCTTGCTTTTCTCCGCCGGATTTATTGTCTAAACTGCAATATTTTTCAAAATTACACTCGTTTGCACATCTATAAACTCTTATCTCTTCATCACCTGTCCAAATTTCATCATAATCACTAAACTTGCAATCAAAATAATTAACTTTCATTTTTAAGCCTTTTGTTAATTTAAATAAAAAGACGCCTAGCATAAAGTGAGAGTTGGGATATTCGGCCAAAACCCACAGAAAAGAAGTGCTAGACGCTGTTAAGCTTCTAAATCTCTAATTTGCTTGTTAAATTCTTTTCTCATTTCAAACAGCTCTTGACCAGCCCACTTTCTTACTTGATCAATCTCACAGTATTCTATTATCTCTTTAGCTTTATCAGCGCCAAACCTCTCAACCAGTCCAACTTTGTAGCCTCGAGTGTTTTTATTGCCTTCAATATTCCCACTTAGACCTTTGTTGCAGTATCGATTGCATTGTAAATAGCTGTTCATGGGGTCGAACCTTAATCCACCTTGAGAGCCTACCGTTTTAAAATGGCCGTTACACCAATCCATATTCTTCTTGCCACAGCTAATACATTCAGGCTCTAAGCCTCTTTGCTTAAACCACTCAAACTCTTGTAACCGCCTAAGCTTATTAAATACAGGCTGCGTTAGCTCTAACTGTTTCTTAACATCATTAATATTAAAAAGCTTTTTTTCCAGGTTGTCTTTTTTCTTTTTTGCTGCTATTTGCTTCTTAACTGCCTTCTTACCCTTATTGGTTGCGTATTCAACAATGCAATCCTGAGAGCAGAAGTTACCAACCGGAAGCTTGATCATAGTTTCCGATGGAAATCTATTTGGCTTACAATTGCAACATTGAAGTTTAGAATTCGGCAATCACTCTCTCCATTGTTTTCTTGGTAGCTCGCAGTGGTCAAAATGAGCTATTAATTGTTTAATATAATCCGAACACTCGAGAACATTCATTAAGCTTGTTACAGCTGTTATTTCCATAGCTGCAAGCCTTTCTTCTTCCGTTAGCGGAATCATCATCTTGCGCCATAATTCCGCTTGTTCTGGCTGGTCTACTAACAGTATAGGCATGCCGTGATAATACTTGCAGTGGTTGACTAGCGTCTGCCTTGGTTGTCCCGTTTGACCTGACACCATATTGTAAAACTGTTGGATCCATCGATTCTGTATTTGCAACCTAGTGGCCTTGACTATCTTAGCTATCAAGTATTTTTCTTTTATAAATTCTTCTTGTATAAACTCTTGGAAGCTTTCCACGGCTTGTTTTGAGTTTATGGTAAAGGACGTCATTATTTAGCTTTCTCCTGCATCAACTCATAACCAGCCTGAAAGGCATATCTCATATCTTCTCTTGAGTACGAAATGCTGCCAAACTTGTTAGTATTTTCTCCGACATAATCATTAACCCAGTATAAAAATATAGGCCACATTTCACCTAAGTTTTTAATCTCACTCTTAGGCACTGACTCGGCTAATTGCTTTTCGAGTTCGTCGATCCTAGAATCTTTAATATCAATCATTTCTTGCATTGAATCTTTATAGTTTGCGCATTCTTTAATGTGACCAACTGATCCGCACATAAAATTCTTGCATCCGGCTTCGCACTCACTCACTTGCTCTTGTGTTAGGCTGTTCATAATCTAAACTCGACTCTTTTGGGGAGTTTTTTACCACAAGGCAGGTACAGGTCGTAACCATCGGTTGTTATGCCACACCTAAACCTTTCCTTTTGCAATTGCTCAACCCTGCGACGATAAGCTTTGTCATTTTCTTTGCATGCGTCTGACTGCGAATCAATATCGTCTAGAAGCTCAAATAAAAACTGTATTATCTGCTCTTGTGTTAGGTTATTCATTAAATTGCCTCCAAGTACCTAACAGTTTCTTCAATTTCTCTAGTCTTAGTGTCTTTTACAAGCTTAAAGTTTTTCCTATACCAAACAAGCATTGCGTCAACCTCTTTTTCTAGTGAATCGAGAAAGTTCTCAGTCTGTATGATGTAATCTCGGTTATGGATGTCTTCAAACAGCTCTACAATATATCTTCTATATTCAGCACCGTCGCAGTTATCAACAAAGCAAAATGTATGCAGCTCATCAAATTCCTCGCTTGGTATTTTCATTTCTCGTTACCTTTGACTTGTTCAGTTTTAGGGTTTGGAAGCTGCTTAACATAAACACCATTAATTACTCGAAAGCGGTTTACAGTTAAGGTGCCTACATCGTGTGGTATTAACTTATCCTGCCTCAATGTCAGCGTTTTTATTGTCACTTCTCGTTACCTTTGATAAAGTGGTCAACGGATTTGTTTGCATGACCAATAAAAACATTCTCATCGTTTTTGTATTCATACAAGTTCCAATCGTGATAATCATCCTCGTCTGCTTTGGATAGCTCTATTGCCTTTTTGATACCTTTTAATAGTTCGCTGCCTATCCAAAAAAGCCCTTGGTCGTACACTCCAGTTTTTATAATGTAATAGGTCATTTTTCGTTACATTCCTTATGGTTGGTCGCCGCAAGTAATATGGTCCAGTTTTAGAACTTCACCTATAACTTGCAGCGCAGCATCTAGCTGTCCTTTATCAAAAGTAGCATTGCCAGCCTTAGACCTTTTTTGATGCCTTATCATTGTGTCTAGCGCAATTAATTTCGTAACTCTTTCTTTTTTCTTACTCATTTCTCGTTACCTTCCTTATGGTTGACTACCGGCACTTTCACCTTGAGGCATGAAAACTTATAACCCTGATCAGTATCAAAATTACTATAGCTACTTTTTATATTCCTATAATTCGCATAGGCATTGCACACCTCTGCTTGCTCAAATATGTTGCTTGTAGGTAATGTTTTAGTGTTGGTTGTAAGAACTAAGACATATATAATTATTTCATTCATCATCTATTCCTTATGGTTAAAAGGGTATATCATCGTCAAATTCATTATCAAATTGCTGAGCTTGAGGTTGGCTTGTCGTTTGCGAGCTTGATTGATTGTTGTCGCTCTCACCCTTCCAGAACACTGTAGCATTACCCAATATCTGGCCTTTTACACCGTTTTGGCGTTCTTCTTTATTTATTTGCTGGACTATCATTCCGTTATCGCCGAATTCACCAACATTATCAACATCGATAAATACTTGAGCATCCAAGTAAGTACCTTTTTTGCCTTTGAACAGCCTGCCTTTTTCAATTTTTGAAACGTCTATTTTAAGATTTACACCGTATTTCATTTAATTACCCTTTTGTGGTTAATAGTTAACTGTTACGTTTGCTATTTCTTTTTTTGCGATAGCTTGAACTATTGCTTTTGCTAGAGACTCGTCCACTCCGTCAATTTTCATTAGAGACTTTTTAGCTTGACCGCAAATCTTGGCAACGTGCCTTTTGTTTTCCTCAAGCTTTCTTTTCGCTTCGATTTCGGCTTGCTTTTCCCGCTCTTGCCTTTCAATCTCGGCCTGCTTGGCTTTTTCTGCCGCAGCTTCCTCGGCTAGCTTCTTGTCGATTTCGGCTTGCTTGGCGGCCTCTTGTGCGCGCTTTTCGGCTTCGATTTTATCTAACTCAGCTTGTTTGGCCTGCTCTGCAAGCTCTTTTTGGTGCTCAATTTCACGCCTTTCATTTTCTAACTGACGCTCTTTTTCTTCCTGCTCAGCCTTTATTTTTCGCAACTCCTCAAGTTCGGCTTGCTCTTCCGCTCGCCTCTTATCGTCATTTTCTTTTTGAATGACTTGCTTTAGTGCTCGGTTTAAATGCTCAAGCGTTTCATTCCTGGCAATCAATGCTTGCTTGGTGAACTCGTAAAATCCCTCAGTGCAATCAATAGAATCAACAATTTCGATAAAAACAGAAAGATCATTAGAGTTAGCCGAATACGACCGATCGACATAGCTTTTAATATCCTCGATCTTGCTTTCTATTTTATCAATTCGTTCTTGTTCGGCTATTTTCTTTTTTTCGTCAATAGCCTTGTAAGCTTCTTTAAGAGGCTCTTCAATTTTGGCTATTTCGGCTTGTATTCTTTTAGCTTCTGCGTCAATATCTTTGCAGCGCTCAAGGGCTGGGCCTTTGATCTCTTTTCTGACGGCCTCTAGCGAGATTCGATACTTGCCAACTTCTCTGGCGTCTTTCTTGCACTGCTCGTAACCTTCTTTGGTTGTAACATCGTGAACAACTGAATATTTTCTTGCTAGCTCTGACAAGCCCGCCTCAATTGGATCGTACTCTTTTATTTTAGACATTTTTAATCTCTTCCCTTCTTTTTTGAACTGTTAGTTTAAGCGCCTCTAGTGCTGGCGCGGGGTCTTTGTTTATTTTTTTGCATAATCGGTTGATGTCACTTACATCTGTTTTACACATCCCGTTTATTGCTGGTTGTGTTGTACAAGCTTGATAGTTAAGCTCCGCATCTTTGACGATTTTGTTGATTTCATTGTTTACAGTCTTTAGCTTTTCTTCTCGCTCTTTTTTTGCGGCCTCTTCTTCATCTTGGCGCAATTCATTTAGGTAGCTAACATCTTCGAATTTGCCGAGAAACACGTCAGCACAAAAACCAAGCATTGTAAGAGATTTTTTTATTGCATCTGATAGCGATTTCTTTTCTGGATCATCGTCCAAGGACGGCCCCCACTTAGTTTTCATCACTAATGGCGTATGACCGTATTGAATCAACTCACCTTTTTCTCCGTCCAGTTTGTACCAGAATTTAATCTTTACAGTCATTTGAGATACTTTGTAATCTTGGAAAGGTCCGTTTTTTTGCTCTAGATTTCCGGCCATTGTTGCACCTTCCGTGATGTATTCTTTCAAAACTTCATACCCCCACCCAATACCAACAGGTCCAAACATTTTTGTAGCTTCTTGGATATAGTACTGGGTATCTATTGAAGACATGCCTTTAACGCCATCTTTAACGTATTTGGTGTCTGTCTTGCTTACCGAATTCCAGAGCTTCATGTTTTTATTGTTCATAATCCCCACCCTAATAAAATATTGTCTACAACGTCCGGAGCTGATGCGCCCACCATAAGAATAACTAGAATACCTAGAATCTTGTATATTTTTTCTTTAGTTGTTAGTTTCATTTAAAAACAGGGGTCTCTAAATACGCCTTAACTTCTTGAACGTCGTAACAACTAGAGATAACCACATTGATTTCATTTGGAAGCTGCTTATCCTTAATTTTTTCTTGCAAGATCGAAAAAAGGCAGCTTTTATTCTCAAACTTTGAGGCTTCGTTAACAAACCAGTCTAAAGCTCTTTGTGTGGCCACGCTGGCGGATAAACACTGCTTGTTTGGGAAGTCATCGCGAATCACTATTTCATTTTTAATTTCGGGTAATTTATTTTTCAATTTTCTATCTCCGTTTGTTTTTAATGTTTTCTTTAAATATTGAACTATAACCATGTTTCGACTGTCACAACTCCAATCTCTAATCCTTACCTCCCTCATAACACCATCTCCCTTGCTTGCTTAGTCTCATAAGAGCCGTCACGCTCTGGATTTGCACTCTTGTATGCGATTTCTTGCTGAACTTCATCAATATAAGCTTTGAACTCGACTATCATCAATCGCTCTAATTCCATAACAAATTTCATTGGGTTTCTATTAGTGATAGCATCGGTTAGTTCGTCAAGGTCATTGTCTTTACCCTCTGGAGGCTCGTAGCTAGCGTTTACTTGGTCGATTATCTCTTGATACTCATCAGGGTGATTGACTTGCATAAAGCCTAGATTTGATAACGCTTGCTCGTCTGAGATGTACGTTACATCTTCAAGGCCGAATACTGATTCCACGTACTGCTCGAAAAATGTTAATTGACTCATTTAATTTATTCCTTAACTTTATCTGATGAATCTAGTATAATAGACTTTCATATCTATTGCAACGGATTTTATTAAATAAATGAACGAAGATTTAAACATTCTATACAAAGCGTTAGTGCTGTCTGGATTTAGTCAAAAAGAGATAGCTAAAAAGCTTAACTTGGCACCTAATACAGTTAGCCAGCAATGTCGCTCCAAAGACCCAAAGCTATCAACTATTGTTAAATATGCAAAGCTTTGCAATATGAAGCCTAGCGAGCTTATAGCTTTAGGTGAGTGAGTTAACCCCATTGATTAGCCATCGCTTTGCTTATCCCTGGATAGAATTTTGACCTTTCTTTTCCGCTACCGCCACCTAGCCAGTGAATCCTGCTGTATTTTTTCCCAGAACTTGAGATTACATATTCAGGCTCGACCCATGTTTTTTTATTAAAAAGATCATTTTGCGGAAAGTGTTGAAGTTTTGGTAGGTTTTTCAACCATAAGCAAGTTGCCTTTGGCTCTGGGTCGCCAAAATAGAAAGGGTGTATTATTTGATCTGGTTTCCGGTAATAGTTGCTCATTATTCCTATAGGATTTTCAACGGCTATTCTTTTAATTGGGGCGTTGATCATTTTCATAAAGAATTCTCTGCTATTTGCCTGCCTGCCGTCCTTTATTTTTTCCTCGAACCACGCCGCACCACTAACGGCTAAATCTGTACAGGGAGGGAAGGCTATCATCATATCCCAATCGTCATTTAAAATCTCCAAAACGTCACCCTGGATGTGCCATTCAGGATGGCCGCCTGAGCACTCTTGAATATCAGCACTGAATGCATCATGACCTAACTTTCTAAACTCTTTGCATACAGCCTGGCTTTCTTCGCAAGCAAGTAGAACCTTCACAATTCACTCCTATTAACATATCTAACCCTTCTGTCAAACAACTCAGCCGCCTCTCTGCCTTGCTCGCGTAGTATGGTGGCTCTCCAGTCTTGCTGGTGCTGCCACGATATACCTTTAAGTAGATAACTCCAGCGTTGGGCTTCTTTGGCTTGTTCTGGGGTCATTCACTATCCTTTTGCTTTGGTGGTGTTTTGATTAACTTCGCTGCACAATCTACAGCGATTCACATCTATCCAGTTATTGTTACTCATAATCCTAACCTCTCTTTAATGTTGACCGATTTACTCTGCTCTCTAAGCCTGTCTAGCTCCTTGCTTCTATTTTTTATAGGGCTTGGCTTAAATGATGCGCTTCCCACTGTTGGCTGTGGTGAAAACTTCTGATAGTCTTTATTCTCGATTATCTCATCAAGCCATGCTTCCTTACTGATATAGACTTCCGCATTTTTTCTTGATGGGTATCTAGCATCTTTGTAGGTTGATTTAACGTACTTGGGTAGGTGGTCGAATATTAACTTCTTTTTCTTATTGCTTAACTTGTTCCATCTAGTTCGGGTAGTTTTGAGATTTCCTTTCTTTTCGTACATCGCCCAGAATTTTTGAAACTCTGCTTCTTTTTCGCCGTCAGTTTGAATGCCTTCGTATTCCTGTAGGCGCTCGTTAAGATAATGAACTTCGCTTTCTAGGTGCTTATGAGAGTTTTCTAGGTTTTCGTAAGCCTCTATAAAATCGGCTCTTGTGCAGGTTTTTAGGTCTATCATTTAACGCTCCTTTAGCATTAGCCCTTATGAAAGTTTAGCGGAAAATCAATAAGGGGTTGATTGTTTCATCGGGGTTGCAATCCGACTATCCGCGTACACGTATTATAAACTAGTCTGACTCGTTGTGTATTATTATTTTATTGGTCATATTACCCTCGTTTAGTTGTGGCTAAAGCGGTGTCGGCCATACCTGAAACTTCATCTAACCTTTCTTGCTCTATATCTGCTATAAACTGCAATACCGCTCTAAACTCTGCGTTCTCTTTTTGTAGTTGCCCCACTTTACCCTCTAAAGCCTCTGCTTCTCCGGCTGCGACAACGTTTAATGTGCGAAAACCTTTATTATACAACCCTTCAACCGTTTCTATCTTCATTGTTATTACTCTCCTTTTAAAGGCCTTAAGCCTGATTTCATATAAACCTCTATATATTCAGGCCTTTCTGGATTTTTCTTATTCCATGAAAAATCACCAATTACATACTCACTATCTTTATGCCTTGCGTGAATTCTATCCTTATACTTTCCATGCTCCTTATACCACTCAAGCTCTTTTCGCCTAATATTATTCATTCTCTTATCTCCTATTTAGTTAAAGATACTTAAACTCAATATTGGTTTTGGCTGTTATCTCTTTTTTTATCTCCTGCCAATCCTCATGCGAGCAGCCACAACCCTCCAAAAACTCAGCAAAGCTATTTCTTGCAGCCTCTTTAGTTAAGAAATAAAATACATTTTCTGCTTTTTTCTTTAATTCATCGTTCATATTGTTTTCCTTTAGTTAATGGGGGTTAGCTGAACTTTGTTTATCCTTTGCACAATATCTTCTATTAATCTTTCGTCCAGCCTTTCATTTATTTTTTCTTTTAGTTTCTCGTCTAGCAACCTTAAAACAGTATCTTCAATAATCTCACTCTCTAAGAGGGAGTTATAAGCCTTGGCTACGTGTTCACTATCAAACAACTCCCTAAGAATCTCTCGCACATAAACTTTCGCTGGGGCTTTTTTCAGGCCTGAGTTATGTAAATCAAAGTTGTAATAATCAACTAATTCGGACCTGATTAAATCTTCCGCTTGACTCCTGATGTAGTCGGGGTTATTTTTGAACAATTTTTTAAACATGTCACTCTCCAGTTATTAAGTTATAGGTTGTCTAACCCATCTTTTGTGATTGTTTGTACTTATCTTCAATTATTTTCTTTATTTCTAGAGTAGTTATCCCTAATCCATCATAAATATACC